ATTATCGACATATCAGTTGATGAAGCTATGAAAATGGCAAACTGGTTACAAACTATGGTTGATAATGCCCATATCGAAGATACTAAGATAAGGGTTTACAAAAGCAAATCAGATTATGATGAGATTGCTGGTTTTTCGATTTGGGGCGGTCTTTGGGGTAACTCAGGCAAGATTGCACCACTAAACCCTAAACAAGCCTCTGAGAGGACTGTAGACGTCAAAGCAAACCAACGTGAACTTCCAGAAGATTTACCTTTTTGATTATGTACTTAGTAACTTTTCCAAACAATCCTTATGTAGGTCAGATTTTTTATCACTCAAAATCTAAAAGAACTTATGAGTTTTGTGAAACAACAAAAACAGATCACGAAACTGGAAATGTTATTGAGTCTGCAACATGGTTTGACATTACAGAGCAAGATTTAGTTCCTTAGACAAGAGGCATTAAAGTAGTTCACAAAAAGCCACCTTAACCAAAGCTAACACTCCCTAGTTAAGACTGAATTTTTTGTTCAATAATCACTTTATGTAAGACCTCTATTTTTTATTAAACAAAACATATCTCATGCGATCCCAAAAGGTCGCTTTTTTCTTGTTTAGTTGTTTTTCTAATTTATACAAATAAGCTCCCTGCTGAGATATAACTTCAATCGAAGTACTAATAAAATGGGCTTGCTTTGCATTTGTGTGTAGTAGCTTGATTGCATAAGGTTTAAGAAGCTCAATATCCTCCATATTTGCAATGAAGTTTACAGACTTTTGCACCTCAAACTCACCCTCAAGACTGTAGCTGTTACTCAAAGCATCAATTATGTCTTTCATTTGACTGGAAATAATTTTTCTTCAATCATCTTTACTATGGCATCGTCAATATCATTATCACTCTTGGCACTTAAGTCTTTTAATATAAAAAGCACCCCTTTGCGTAGAGATTCACTCTTGCCGAATCTGATTATTAGGTTGATTAGAAATTTAGACATGATTTGTTCGTTTTTCCTAATTTAGCTAAATTGCTAGTATTAGACAAGAAACCTTAATTTCATGGGTGAAGAAGAGAAAGAAGGTCGGGATTATGTAGGACATTTTGTTCGCATAATTATTCTTGGCTGGAGTTTATCAGTGATGACTCTTGGATACATGGAAAGAATCAGACTCGACACTTTTGCGGCGGGCCTGGTGGGGAACATAGCCAGTAGCTATGGGGTGTCTGTAAAAGGTAAGAATGGCAACCAAAAAAAACCAGTTATAGTGGATAATAAGAATACTAAAGTTGGAATCAAATGAAAAAGCTAATTCCATTTATCATCTTTCTTTCTCCGTCTAGTGCCTTTGCTGACATCACAGCAAAATATGTGACCTCTGCTCAGATTTCTATTGACTCACCTTATGTGATTACAAATGCCGCACCTAGTTCATACTCTATAAGTGGAAATAATATTACTACTTCTACAGGAACAGGGGACAGTGTGGTGACAAATGGGATAGGTGGACTGAATCTTGGCAGCTTAAGTAATGGAGTCCCAGCTTTAGTAAACACAAATAAATCTGTAACCACTGCTGGATCAGCGTTCTCACTATCGGAGTCGTATCAGGCTGGGGACGTAACACAATCAGCAATCACTCCATCAAGCGGTATAGCAACCCTCCCAATATTAGGTGGTCAGACAACAGTTATTTCTGGTGGTACATTAGGCTCTGGAAGTATTAGCAGTTTGTCCAGTGGTGTTCATTCTTGTTCTGGAGCATTTGGTTCTGGAACAAGCTGTATTGCCTCAACTACTGTTCAGATTGAAATTGACTAGATTTTGGCTATTATTAATAATATTATTACCTCTGAGAACCCTTGCTACACCTATTGTCCCTCAGTTTCGTAGCGGCAGTTCCACGCAGAGTTCTACTTCGCAATCAGTAATTAATGAGACAATCACTTCGCACCAATACAATTCTGGCTTTTCCTACTCAGCATCAGGCCACAATATTGAATCAGCAGATGTTAATGGATATATCAATCCTTCAACAGTTGCTGGAACAACTCAAACTCTTAATGGTGTGCAATTTAATTGGACAAGTCCCTCACTTGAGGCTGTGCCAAGATGGAAAATAGTAAACGCTGGAGAAAGCTTTTCACTGGTGGAATCTTTGCAAGGTGCTGGCCTTTCCAATGTCACAACAATAAATCGGACTATCACAACTACTACTACAACGGAAACTCAAAGTATTTTTGGTCAGTAATTCTTGTAATTCTTTGCCCTGCAAGGGTTTTGGCTAATACAACAGTTGCTAGTCCTAACTCGACTGCACAAGGGGTGGTGAATAACAATGCCACAATGATTACACCATCCAGCCACCCTCAGAATCGCTACAGTCAAGGAATTGTTTGTACCTCGCCCAGTTTGACCATAACTCCTTATCTAACGGACGCATGGAGCTTTAACAGGCCAATAGAAACAGTTACCAGACAAAACATCTATGACGAGGATACAGGAGCTATTAAATACGTTCAAGAAACCCCAAGATTTGAGAAAGATAATTACAACTTAAATTATGGAATATCAATGCAATTTAATATTCCTTTGGGTAAAGGTGGTGAGCTTTGCCAAAAAGCTGCAAGAGTAAATATCGAAGCTCAAGAGTTATTAATATCTAAAACTAAATTAGAAATGGCCTTGTATAGGCTAGAGGTATGTGGTAAGCAAGCTCAGCTGGGAGTAGTCTTGACAGGTGAACACGCTGTCACTTGTAAAGATGTAAAGCTTATACCCTTACCAAACCAAGTTTTGCCTCATACTCACAAAATCGAAAAAAAATAGGGCATTTAAATCGCCTGTAAAGGGCTTGTAAAATCCTTTGCTTATGTTTATACCTTGTCTTTTTTAGAAAAACGCTTGCCTAACTTCTTGATACCAGCCTTTGCAATCCCTTGAATTATAGGGACAAGAGCCGCAGACCCACCAGCAACCAGACCGATAACAGCAGTAGAAACGAGAACCTCAGGAGTACCAACAAAACTCTCTCGGAATGGTACATCTTCCCAGATCGGATCACAGGAGCCTCCTATAGTTTTTTCATATTTTACCAATCTCTGTATTTTTTTATCATTTCTGTAATCACCAGCCATAAATGGTGCATCTTTTGGTGGACATGGTTCTATTTTTATTTCTTCTTTTTCTTTTGGTGTTTCAGTCTTTGGAATATCTGTCTCTGGCATAGGTGGGGCATCATTTGTAATCGGTAAATCCTCAGTAATCACCAACTGATCTGGCCTGTAATCAATAGGGTAAAAGCTAGGAAAAACAGATTCACCACAAGTCAGAAACACTCCGTTTGGGTCATCAAGTAAAAGCTGTGTATTACCAGTGTTTTTTATATCTCTATGCTGATAGGTACAACCTACAACATCTATTTCTAAATTTGTTATTACAGGCAATACAGGATCAGGCTTGTATATCTCAGGAATATAAACCTCTGGAACATTAATCTGTCTGATACCTATTTCTGGTATCTCCATTAAATTTTAGGCTTAATATATTCTGGCACTGTTGGCCCTGTCATATCAGGTAAAGCATTATCCAGAACTTTGGGCATAAGTGACTCTACGTTGTCTAATATTTCGTTCATAACCTTAGACTTAAATTGCTCACTGGTAACAAAACGAAAAGCATAGTATCCACCGCCAAGCATTGACACAGAGAGTAAAAGAGACAACAATGAAGCTATCTGACAAATCTTTTGAAACATGATAAGAGAAGCATTTTTAAAGGCATTAGTGCCTGTCACAATTATAACTTTTACTGGAATCTGTGCATTAGCACCTTTGTATTTAACAATGTCTATGATAACTAGACAAATGACAGAATCTAATCGTTAGGATCGTCTGGATATTGTGTCATGTTTGGTGTAAAAACACCATCTTTTTCTGTTGATCCGTAAAGAGTAACTAAAGCTGCTGTATCTTTACAGGCATCAATTTCTTTCTCTCTTGTATCACAAGCAGTTCTTACACCATCACGATAAGTTGTAATAGCAGTAGGAATTGCAGTAGATTTTTCTGCTTTTCTTACAACGTACCAATCATATCTCGCTAACAAGCTGCCAGCTGTTTCTTTCT